TTTGAACTATTCAAAGGTACTACGTTTTCAGATTTGATGCGCGATGTATATCATAATTCCAAAAAGAAGTCACGCCAGATCGATACGTTGATACAAGAGTTACAGCCATTAGTTAAAAATATCGGTGACGCCACTGTCATTGTGCCTTTAATCAAAGACTATTTAGAAGTGTCAGTTAAGAACGATGATGCCTTGGTAAAGTTAGCTGCAATTGTGCAACGTTTAGTTTCTGTATCTAGTAAAGATGAAGATGGAAATGAATTCGGTATTTCTGATGACGAACGTCGTCGTTTATTAGAAGAAGCAGAATCAGAAATCAAAGCAATACAGAAAACCGCTTCAGTAACAGTTGAAAAACAAGATAAAAGGAATTTAGATGGCGAGGATATTCGTAGCGGAAGTCATTGATGACGGCCCAGCATATGGCACAGATTTACAAGGTCGATTAAATTCGATAGCATCAGTATTTAGTGGAAATGGAGTACCACCGGTTGGTACTGTTGAATGGAGATCTGGCGGTGGATCTGCTGAAGGCGCGGTTACCGGATTTGCAGCTCCTTTATTTCCGTTTTTACAGCAAGTACCATTGCAAGGTGAGTTCATATTATGTATAGGTGTACCAATGCCGACCGGTGATGGTCCTACCAGTTCTCAAGCATTTTATTATATCGGTCCTGTCATGATCGACGGTAGCCGTAATCGTAATATAGCCGGCGGTGTATTTCAACGTGGTTCATCGCCTATACCATTTGTACCACAACCCGTTCCGCCAATATTTGCGTATAAAGCAATTCCAAAAATGGCTCCATTGGTAGGTGATACCATTATCGAGGATCGACATGGCTCTGTGATTCGTATGTCATCTACTCAGATGGCAACCGCTGCAGTAACCAATGGTCCTACTAAACAAGCTGAATTTCCTTGGACTTTACCTGGCGCGCCGCCTAATCCACTGTCACCTCCATTTGTTACGCCAAAAAGTGCAGGTAATCCGGTCATGGTGATATCAGTCGGTAATCCAGGAAAACCAGGCCCTGCGTTAATTAAAAAGGCATCAGGTGCGCCTGCGACGCTAGTTGAATCAATTGCCGCGGATTTATCGACAATATATTTGACATCTGATCAAAATTTGAATTATTCTGTACCATTTCCTCCAGGAGGTAAACAGTTACAGCCGTTACAAAAAACCACTGATACTGAAATTGCGTTTAAAACCGGTATTAACGCTGGCCGAGTCGATGATAAAAATGCATCTTTTATTGGCAAAGAATTAGCCGGTCCTAAACCTGGTACGGTTAATGGTAAATTAGTTGGAAAATCTGGCGGTGAAAAGTCAATACTAGCTGCAAATCCACATGCCGGCACCAAGTTTACATCAGGTAAATTATATCCAATTCCGGCTGGTGGCGGCGTTAATGATATAGCCCTTAGTCAAATTTTTATGAGATCACATCGAATCGTGTTAGATGCTCGATTAGATAGTGTGTTAATATCTGCTGATAAAGATGTGAAATTAGCTACAAAAAATTGGCGAATGGAAGTTGATTCGTCAATGTCATTGTTAAATGAGCTGTTCAACCAGGTAATTCTATTGACAATGCATTGTCAGGAGCTTACAGATATTCTATGTGAGCATATGAAAGTTAACACTGAAATGCAGTTTCCCACCGGCGTTGGACCAACCGGACCAGTGCTAGAATTCTATAGAAAACAGATAGACACGTTGAGATCTCAGTTAGGCGGGTTTTCTAAAGATGCGACAACACCGGCGCCGGATCCAAAGTTTGAAGACCAAACAACGTATAAACGATTTGTGGAAAGACAAGAACATATCAATACATTATATAAAGAATTTGCGATACAACGTGTAAGTGAAACGGACCGGCAGAAAAAAGAAGCAGAGAAAAAGGTATAAATTAATGGCGATTAATCCGGCTACAATATTACCATATTTTAAAAATTTTTGCGCAAAAGGATCGATGCAAGGACCTTTTCCGGGCTCCAATACTGTAATTAACAATTCGTATACCATTGATGGAATTCCTAAAGCTAAAACAGATGCGATAAGCAATACATTAACTGAATACATTACAGCTGCTTCACAATATTATGATCAGCATCAGCCTGGCCTTAAAGATGCTCCGCCATTAATGACTCAAGTTATCTGGGAAGTGATTGCACATAACATTGCATACAACTTTCATTGGTCACGTAACGGTAAAGGAGAATTTGAAGGATGTACACCAGCGAATGTTACTGGAAAAGTTGATTTTGTTGCCGGACCGCCGGCTACGGTATTAGCCGGTCCTACGTTTGCTACAATGTTTGTCGTCCCTCCAATGATCAATGGAGTAGGTGGTGGACTTGCACGTGCAAAAGCTTCAATTGATAAAGATAAAGCAGATGAAATTAAAAAAACTATCATCGATTGGTTTAAAGCAAATTATGCATATTCAATTAAAAAAGGTAAAGAAAAAGGAATAACCGCGCAACAGCTAGCCGAAGCAACCGCACCAGATACTGAAAAAGAAGCTAAGGCGGTTTCTAAAGCGTTTAACGATTATTTCAAAAAGTCAACATATTCAGCAAAACCCGGGGTTGAATTACCACCGGCATTAGTTCCAAAATCTGCAGACCAAGAATATTTTCCAGATCTCGCGCCTCATAAAGATGCGGATGGATCATCCGAAGGCCCGCCGCGCGCGGGTGCCGCTGGGTATTGTATTGGCCCGTTTTATCGTAATGTCATCCTAGAAGAGGCTAGCGGAAAATGCAGTGTAAAAGATGGTTCGATAACACAGAAATCGCCTAAATTTAAAGTGTCAGAAGCGCCTATCGATACAGTTGAATTTTTCATCGATGATGAACCGGGTAATCAAGAAAATGGAAGACTGCGTAAATATTTAGGTACTAGTTATAATTCTTTTGTTCAAGGCCGTAATAAAGAATTCGAAGGGCCATCTGGATTACCGGTTAATGGTGGACAAGATATTATCATATCATATAAAGATCCAGATACTGGCGAAGATAAAACTATAAATACTCAAGTTGCCGGTTTAAATAAATCTGGTAAGCGAACGCCAGGTACACCTGCAAAAAATGATAATTTTGGAAATCCATTAACACCGGAAGATTTAATTGCATTTGGTTATGGTCAGCCAGAATTAGATACTGGAACTGAAATTCAAAACTGGGTTAAGGATAATAGTAATACGGCTAATGGACATGTATTAGGCATACTGTTTGATAATAGCTATGATAAAAATAAAGCATGGGGAGGCCCGGGTAATAATAAACGATATACAAAAGAGAAAGCAGAAGATCCAGTGCTATCATACATGTCAAATGCACGTGTTGCACTGACAACGCCGGCGCCGGATACTGGTGAAGAAGGATTAAGTCAAGCTGACCCGCGCACATGGGGGCCATGGACTGAATATGCAGAAGAAACTGATAAAGCACGTCGTTTTAAACATTTAGTACCAGATCCCGCGTCATTTGCAGCGGCGTTAGCAGCTACTCCGGATGAAACATTTAATGGAACACCGGGTGTCGCGATTAAGGAAACCCCAGCACTGCCGGCATTAAACAAATCATATTGGGGATATCGCTTGCGTGAAGTATTTGAAGAAGGCCCGGGCAAGCCTACTCCCGCGGGACAAGCGATATCAGCCGGCTCTTCACCGCAACCAAATTCAGCTGGCGTAATATTGGAAAACATTAAAGGATGTGCTGGTCCAGTACCGCCATTAATAATTAAAGAAAAAGGTAGTTCATGTAATTTTGAATGGTCAAATGAAACAGTTTTAGTTAAAGGTATAGATACCAAAAAAGGAGGAAAAGTTGGCCGCAAAGACGGTACAGAGTTTAAACGTACTGATAACAATCATCCTTCAAATCTTACTATGTATGATACAATCGCAGCTCATTTTATGGGAAGCCAAGGAGTCGCAGCAAAAATTGATAAGCTTGTCACCGGTGAAATGAATGGCGGTATGATATATTTTGATGCTACAAAACAAATTTTATTTCCATTTGCGCCTCCGCCTGCAATTAAACCATTTATGCCAAACACGGCTAAAGTGAATTGGTAATCAAAAGTTTCTGATTTGTAACCATTCCATATTTATATAAAATGGAAAACTATGGATACTAAATCATTTACATCTTTACTTCGAAAAATCATAAGAGAAGAAGTTAGGTCTGCGGTTCGGGAGGAAATGAAAACCTTATTAAATGAACGCAAAACCGATCACAAACAAGTTATACAGCATGGTTCTCGATTGCATCAGATGACCGAAAAAAACCCGTATGATATTACATTTTCAGCTAAATCAGCAAAGCCTGCAAAACCAAAACAGTTTGTAAAAGATTCGATGCTGAATGATCTTTTAAATGAAACGGCGTTGTCATCAGCTGAAATTGAACAGGAATGGCCTACAATGAATTTTCAATCGGAAATGGCACAAGCATATGGAGGTGGTCAAACCGCTGTAGCTCCACCGACTGATTTTGATCATCGACCTGTTAATATGGATAATCCAGCTGTCGTAGCAACTGTAGATGCAATGACGCGTGATTATTCGGCTTTAATGAAAGCCATTGACAAGAAAAAGGGTATTAAATAATGGGTCAAAGACCGATATATCAATATCAAATAAATCGTTCTAACCCAGACCGAGCAGTCGGTATATTGCTTCCGTTTAACAAACCAGTGGAAGGTAAAGCAATTGCTGATAATTATGCTTCAGGGTCAATAGGCGCTGGCGGCGTCTTTGTACAATCATATACAACTGAGTTACAGTCAATATCAAATCTTAAAAATTTGTTGTTAACTCGTAAAGGTGAGCGATTCATGCAACCTAATTTTGGTACAGACATATATGCAACTGTTTTTGAACCAAACACAGAACTTACTCGAGAAAATTTGCAATTGTCATTGCAAGACGATATTGAATTTTGGTTACCGTACATACAGATATCCGAGATAAATGTTATTGGTGATTTAGATGCATATAGCATATCAATTAAAATTAGATATACAGTGCAAAATTCAAATACTGAGCGAGTTATCATAGTATTAGCAAATGAAAATGAAATTATTCTTTCTGAGATAGATAACAATCCAACCAAGCTAGCTCAAGTAGGATATTTTTAAGGATAACATATGGACTTAATTAAAAAAGATGTTAAATATTTAAACAAGGATTTTGCCCAATTTCGAGCAAATCTGATCAATTTTGCACGTCAGTATTTTCCAAACAGCTATAACGATTTCAATGAATCATCACCGGGTATGATGTTTATGGAAATGGCATCATATGTAGGCGATGTACTTTCATATTATACTGATCAATCGTTTCGAGAATCTGTTTTAGCAAATGCACAGGAAAATGCTAATGTATTACAGTTAGCGCAATTGTTTGGATACCGTACAAAATTAAATACGCCGGCTACCGTAGTACTTGATGTATATCAATTAGTACCGGCAAAAGGTACCGGTAACTCCGCGGAGCCTGATTACAATTATGCATTGTCCATTAAAGAAAATGTACAAGTACAAACCATCGAAGGTATCAACTTTGTAACAACCCAGCCAGTAGATTTTGCAGTTGATACCGCATCTGATCCTCGCGAGGTGTCTGTATACTCAACTGATAACGTCGGTAACATTGACTTTTATCTTTTACGTAAACAAGTACCAGCTAAATCGGGTGAGATAAAAACAAGAACATATACTTTTACAGCTCCTAAACCATACGATAAAATTACATTATCAGAAACAAATGTTTTGGATGTGATTGAAATTTTAAGTAGTAGCGGCGATGAATGGTTAGAAGTAGACTACTTGGCACAGGATACTATATTTGAATCAATTGCAAATGTACCTTTTAACGACACAGATTTATCTGAGGATAGGAGTTCAGTTCCTTACATATTAAAATTAAAACGTACACCTAGACGATTTATTACTCGAGTACGTAATGATCAGAAATTAGATATTCAATTTGGTGCGGGTGTAAGTTCCGATTCCGATGAAGAACTGATTCCCAATCCAAAAAATGTAGGAATGGGATTAGAATATCTTAATCGTACAACTGCAGTTGATGTCGACCCTACCAATTTTTTACGTACTAGTACATATGGATTAGCTCCTAATAATGAAACGTTGACAGTGCGATATACAATTGGTGGTGGCCTGCAAGAAAATGTATCAGCAAATGCATTAAACGTTGTCACTGATATCCAATATAATAGTGTTAATACTCCAGATGTAAATTTTGATTTTGTTAAAACAACTATTGCATTCAATAATCCGGAACCAGCAGCGGGTGGTAAAACAAAACAAGACATTGAAAGTATACGACAAAATGCAATTGCACATTTTGCATCGCAAAATCGTATGATAACTCGCGAAGATTATATTGCAAGATGCTTCATGATGCCAGCTAAATTTGGCGCTGTTGCAAAAGCATATGTAATAGGCGATTCGCAGCAGAATACCGCTGATGTTACTTATCCGAGAGAAACAATATCAAATCCGTTAGCACTTAATTTATATACATTGGCATATAATGATCAGAAACAGCTAATACCATTGAATACATCATTGAAAGAAAATTTACGTACATACCTATCACAATTTCGTATGTTAACTGATGCCATCAATATTAAGACTGCTTACATTGTCAATGTCGGTGTAGAAGTTGATATCATTCCAACTCCTAACAGCAATAGCCAAGAAGTAATATTACGCGTTGTTAATCGATTGAAAGAATTATTTGAAGTTGATAGAATGCAGATTAATGCTCCTATCATTATTCCTAACATCATGTCAGAACTAGATAAGGTGCGAGGTGTACAAACAGTAGCTCGTTTTGAAATAACAAATTTATATAATTCAGCATTGGGGTATTCACCTTATGTTTATGATGTAAATGCGGCTACAAAAAATGGAATTATTTACCCAAGCTTAGATCCAATGATATTTGAAATTCGTTTTCCGAATAAAGATATTAAAGGAAGAATTATAAGTTAATTTTTTGGAAGTGTACTATGTATCAATTATATTATATCGATAGAGATGCTACTTTATATGAACGCAAACCTACTCAGAATACGGGTATAGACCCTATAGTAGAACTAACAAAAATTGCGTCTGGTAGTAACTTTGAAGGTGCTATACAGACAAATACATATAACACTCGTATATTATTAGATTTTGCAACTCAGATTAACGCGTTATCGCAATCTATTGTTAACGGCGAAATTCCTAAAGTAGGATCACACCCATTATCAGCATCAGTGTATTTAACTATGATAGCAGCTGATGCATCTGATTTACCGCTATCATTCGATCTTAAAGCTTTTCCAGTATCTCAATCATGGGTAATGGGTAATGGTTATAAAATTGACAATCCAATAACCAAGAAAGGTGTTTCATGGTATTATCGCGATGCGGAAGATCCTGGGACACGTTGGAATACTGGTTCTGCAGCTTCTGCTGGTGATTCACCAGTAACTGAATTGTTAGGCGGTGGTGCATGGATGACAGGTTCGGGTTATGAAGCAAGCCAGTCATTTTCAAATCCCAAGTCATTAGATGTTCGTATGAACATTACAGACATCACTGAAAAATGGTTAAACGGTTCAATAGCTAATAATGGATTGATACTCAAACGTCCTATAGCTGATGAACGTAGTGGTGATGTGTTTGGTAGTATCAAATATTATGGAAATGAAACACATACAATTTTTATTCCGCGATTAGAAGTTGCTTGGGATGATACAGTAACATCAGGTACCGGTTCATTCAATGCCATTTCATCTGATACATATGTGCCTTACTTTAAAAATATTCGGCCTGTGTATCGTACGGATGATAAAGCAGTCTTTCGTATTGGTGTTCGACCAGAATTTCCAGTTAGAAATTATGGCACAGGTTCAGTATATTTAACTGAATATCGATTACCAACGTCAAGTTATTTCAGTGTAACAGATGCATATTCTAATCAAACTATCATACCATATGATACAAAAGCTACAAAAATTTCATGTGATGCCAATGGATCATTTTTTAAATTACGAATGAGTACATTAATGCCTGAACGTTACTATAGAATTCTTTTAAAGATTGAACGTGATGGTGGTGATGATGTGCAAATTCATGATAATGGATATTATTTCAAAATAGAGCAATACAATGGCAGATAATCAGTTTTCAAACAGACCAGGCGAGTCAAGTGATATTAATCAACGTGAAATAATCGTTCGTGAGTTACTTAAAGAGTTTCCGAACGATCCATTGTTACAACAAGGTATTCTATCACCAGAACAAAGGCCCGAAGTCAAGCCAGTAACGGCTATAGCTAAACGAAACGCCGCTAGCGGTTTATTAGAAGTTGATGCCGATGTTTCTGCAGTTTATGCTGAATATACTTTGAGTAAACTCTTACCCGGGTTAGATGAAGATGCGTTAGATGAAACATTAGATGATGAATTTGCAACATTTATAGTCAATGAACCCGGTGCTGGTTTACCTTTACCGGTAGTATCTGGACTGTTTTATATAACAACGGCGACACCTGGCGATTATCATGACATGTATATTCAGTACGGCGTCGAACGTATTCCAGAAATGATTGCTAGTGATATGGATGATGATGCTATACAACGTAATTTGTTTTGTGTCTGGTATGTTGAACGAAATAAAGCTCGGCCAATTCCAAATTACAAAACTTTGGAAGTGATGTTAGTCGAGCGTAATTTAACATATGATTCGATATCTGTGGCTACAGCTGATGATATACGAGCTTATGATTTACGTTTAGATGGTCGCTTTGAACAGTATACGTTGTTAGATGAAAATGGAAATACATTACCTCCTCCTAATTTTATCGATGAATTAGTTGTACGTCAAGTCGTCAATCGTAGTTATGAATGGAATACTAAAATTCGTTATTTATCTGGTTATAGACCAGGTAAAACATTTAACGCATCAATTGCAGCATTAGGTGTTAACTTTTTACGTGATCCGGCAGATTATGTTCGACCAAAAGAAACGCGTGTTTCAATGTTTATAGAAACAGTCGAAGATGAAAACGGGCTTACATATTCACGCGATGTTCTTCCGCGAGAAGCTAGACAGCGTCAAGAAATTTTAGCACAATTAACAGATGATCCGACATTGCAACAGCAATACGGATTAGAAGAGTATACCGGACCAATTAATCCAATTGCAACACCGCAGCTATTTTCATTGTTAGATGAAGATCCATATGATTTATATTATGACGCAGCTTTCCGTCCGACGCGTATTGAAAATATGCGATCTGAAATGGAAGGTAGTTTAGTGTTACCTGAATGGTCAAAAGCGTCTTTACAATCAGCTTTCAATGCAGCGGTAACTAGCGGAACAGATGAGCTTAGATTTGATGATTTGTTTTTAGATTTAAGTATGATGGTATTCGGCCATTTCAAACAAGTACAAGATATAAATGTGTTAAAACGAATTGCAACCGATCTTAATATTGATATATCAGATTATGATAGTGGATTAGAATTAAAATTAGAAGGTACGGATATACTTGATCAAAATCAATTTGAAGCATTATCGGATATACGCGGAATTATCAATGTAATGTATCAGAGAGGTGCGATTAAACTGTTAGGTGGTCGTACTGATGAGTATTGGACGACGTTTGCAAAAATTGGTAACGTTGATCAATTAGATATCACGGAATATGAAAAATATCAAATTGAATATCGTGACATATTCAATGTTCAAGAGTTAATTCCATTTGAACCTCCTGGCAGTACCGCATATTATCAGCGTGACCAATTGTCACGTAATTATCTCGAAAATTTACAGCGGCAAGCGATATTACAAGGTGAAATCGATAAAATACGCCGTGATATTTTTGAAAAAGTAATTCCAGTGCAAACTGCGATAAACGAGTTAGAAACTGAACTTAGCAAAGTACCAGATAATTTTTTACAGAAGTTGCAGGATTTGTTCGGACCAGAATCCGATGTGCAAAATATATTATATGATACATCAAATACATTAGGCGAAATAAATGCATGGGTTTTATGGAAACGTAGAAATGGCGGTGACATCAAAGAAAAGGGTCGCAAAGAAGCGTTTTTTGCATTAGTAGAAACTGAAGGACAGATTCATCGCGACTCTTTAAGTAAACAGGCAGAAGATGAAATTTTTTCAGGTATTGGCGCACCAGATCGTCCATTATGGCACATCAATGGCCGGGCAGATGACTCCATATGTTTAAAAATGATTCAGTCATATTCGACTAATGCGCCTTCTCCAAAATTAACGTTATTAAATGTTCCTATGATTGGTTCGTTAAATAATGCTACAAAAGCCGGTGGTGCCTATCAAGTTAGTACAGAAACAGACCGAATTTATCAAAAACCAAGCCGAGGTGGTAGTCAAGACCGCATTGATCGATTAATGAAAGATAAACATTATTTTCGTGCAACTGTAGCGAAGTATATTTTCGTTGTCATATTACAAGGTAATGGGAAGCAGCATACGCCTCAAGGTTACCCCGAGGGTATATATGATGCAATAGGAATTCCAAATTCTACATCTGGTGATCTAGTAACTATCTGTGAAAAAGTTAATGAATTTATATTACAAACAAAAGAAACTTTATTAGAAGTTAAAACAGAATTATTAGGTTTTGATGAAAAATTAATTAACTCTAATGATGTGGAAGAATTAGATGCTTTAAATTCTCAGTTAACAGCGATATTAGAATTACGTAAGCAATTAGGTACAGAAATGTTTAGTTCAATAAATAGCATTGATGATTATATTGAAAATCAACATTTATTATTGATGAATCGTGTTATCAATGCAATTGAATTTGTGCGTCAACGAGTACATGATAACAATGATAAGTATTACGTTAGTTGGCCCGGGCTATCGACAGCGCGTGTTAGCAGATGGAAAACGGATTATAACTTTAAACGATTTCAACCAGAGGGTACTTAAAAATCTCTATAGTTTCGCTAGTCCATATTTATTATTGAATGTCATTAAATAGATTTACAAATATCACCGAAATCCGAGATACTCCTGGATTAACGCGAGGAATCTCGTGGCCACAAAATGCTATTGAGTTATTAGAACTTGATGAAATCAGAGTAAGACCAGAAGAAACGCCTATAGTCGAAGTTCATATTTATACTCCGACGAATGAAGCATATTTAGGTGGCGGACCGACAACCGATTTTGTAATTCAAGGTGATAAAATTTATGTCGATTATGTCAAAACTTTTGCAGATCTCAATATTAAACGTGGATTTTTCAAAGTATTAATCAATGTGTATTATGAGATAATCGGTACGTATGATTATCCGTTATTAAAAATAACAGACATATCAGCTGACGGTCGTGAATTATTACTATCAGTTTTTAGACCCAGAGCCGAAGCAAATGTACCGGCTGATATTATTCCTACATTTTTAAATTTATATCCAAAACCATTACAACGAGATTTTGCGCTTAATTTTGGAGAAAATGAAATTATACGATTGATTAACTATAAA